TTTAATTCCGATACATCGTACGAAAAAGGTGAGAGCATTTACCAAGAAGGATTTTCATAGTGGAGATGGAATGCTTACCACGGTATGGGGGCCAAGCATGTGGCACTTCTTGCATACGATGAGCTTTAACTATCCTGTTAGTCCTACACAAGAACAGAAGAAGCACTATATGGATTTTATACTGAATTTAAGGAATGTTCTTCCTTGTAAATATTGCCGAATGAATTTGACAAACAATTTAGCAACACGGCCGATTCGGATGTGTCATATGGAAAGTCGCGATACATTTTCGCGTTTTATTTATGAACTTCATGAAACGGTGAATAAATTACTGGGGAAGAATTCTGGGTTGTCATACTGCGATGTGCGCGAGAGATACGAACATTTCCGTTCGCGTTGTACGCAGGATGCACCGAAAGTGTTTAACTTTAAGGACTTTTACCGGGGTAACAAAAAACATGAAAAAGAGAAGGGATGTACAGAACCATTATATGGGAAGAAGGCGAAGTGTGTGATTTCGATTGTTCCGCAAGAAGTAAAAGTCCCAACATTTAGCGTGGATGATGCATGTATAAAAAGGAGGGGAGAATGATATAATGTTTTGTTTAGTAATAAAAATAAAATGTTAATATACAGTATATTAACCTGAAATAAAATGAAACCTCAAAAGAAACCAGCAACCAATGAGGTACCCGGCGGGGTAGCCGGCAGGGTATCCGGCAGGGTATCCGGCGGACAACAAAATCCTCTAGAAGATCGCGACCGACAGCGAAAACCGAATCAACAACAACGACTACAAGCACTTACAGCACAAATAGAAGAAGTAAAAGCAAACCTGGAAGAAGTGTTTGCGCATGAAACGATGGATCGCAACGAGAGAATTGAAGTATCAACTAGATTGTCGACAGACATGCACGAGTTAATAGCAGAGTATGAACGTGTATCAGGACCCAATACGTGGTTTAAATTTACAGATGAAGAACGCGAAGCATTAGAAGAAATGAATACGGTAGGTGGTGATTTACAAAGGGAGATTGATACAAACAAAGAATTAAATGCTAATAGGGTAGAACAATACAGACTAGTTAATCCACGTTTTTTAGACCTATGGCGCTCCGCGGAAGAATCAACAGACGCATATCATAAATGTTTAGAATTAGCTTCACAAAAATTTGATTTACTCCCCGATGACCAACAAACTATTTTCGTGCGCCATATATCAGTTCCTTTGAACGATGCGATTGCGATGCAAACGGCAAACGACGCACGTGCCATATTGGAAGAAAACCCGGCTATTGATAAGTCTATGTTAGCGGACCGTTATGTTCGTTGTACTCTTCATGCCGGGAATACACAAAATGCATGCCACGCATTATTTCCTGTCATTAATGTGCTTCGTGACAATTTTCTGAGACCCGGAAACGAAGACCACGAAAATTATAGTACAGCCGTAAAAGAACTATGTTTGGCTTATGTTAATATGAAGATAAATGAATTGGACAGTTTCATGGCAGCAGCAGATCTTATGGTCGATACAGTGAATATGCATGATATTCCTTTAATAGCCAAAACTATAGTAAAAATCCTTTTTATTAAAGCATCAGTTGCAACTATTACGAGCATGTTGCCTGATCCTGGTTTTGCTAAAATACTTTCACAGGATATATTCCAAGTGGCTAGTCATATAAGTCCATTTGTATTATTGCCTTACGCATCGAGAGAAACTCTATCAACAATAAAAGCAAATATTGGCAAATTAATAAGAGTTATAATAGGATCCGATGAAGCAGAACAACTTCCTGGAGATGGAGCAGCCCCAATCCCTCCTCCTACTGAAAAAGCACTAATTTCAGAATTATTTGACCGCGTAATAAACGCGGATAAAGAAAGGACACGACGGTTGATAATGGGGTCGAGTGGTCTTAGGATGCCAGAGTCACCACTCGACATCACGTCAGTTATAAAATGTATTCAATATCTTATCAGATGGTTCTGTGCTGGTTCTATTATGGCATTTAAAGATGGGGTGGGAAATATTAATGATTTATTCATGAACGTAGGTTCATTTCTTAGAACCGGCATCAAACAAGTACCTCGCAGGCTAACAGAAGCAGTGTGGGATACCGCACTGGAAAGAGTAAGCCAACGGGGAACTACATTAGCAGTTAATGACTTATTATATGGAAATATACGCAGGTTTTTACCAAAACCCGAACGACCCGAACTATCTGTTGGACGTTTAGCTTTAGAAGAAGTATTAAGCAATTTAGACCGTAAAACATTATCTGAAGGAAATTTAAAAGTATTTACGGCATTAAATCTACAACAATATCCAGACCAGCCGTACCGTCATCTTCGGCCGGAGGAGGGCTCAAGCATGCAGGCGATGGGTAATGGTCCAACAGAATTCAGCCAGGATATGGCGGCTGCTGTAGCGGCTGAGGCTGATGATTTGGGTCCGCATCGTGATGAAACGGACGAGGTTTATATACCCAACGCAGGCGGGGGAGTAGATATATTACGTTCCTCCCGGGATAAAAGATATAGTGGTCAAGTTTTTGCGTTTGGCCCCAGAGAACGTGACAGCGCCAATGAAGCAGCTGATCAGAGGTCCGCTATTGCTAATCAAACACGGAATAGACAACTGGACAACGAAACAGAACAACAAAACATGGCTAGATTTGCAGCACGATTTGGAGAATACAACCGTGGTGGTAAAGCTCATACATACAAACGTTCAAGTTCAAAACATACGGCCCGCCTAAAATCATCGGGACTAAAACAGAAATCCAAGAAAAATAAACGCCAATCCCGTCGTAAGTTGCGTCGTGCATCTTCACGTAAAGGACGAAAGTAATTTTTCCTGAAAAATGATGTTCGCATCATTTTCTCTACAAATTGAAAAAAATTGAAATGCTTTTTTTGATTTCATCCAATGACGTCGCCCAACAAGCCAGATACAATGATGAAATCAAACACTCAAGCCCCCGCCGCCGCTGCCGCCACCACCGCTCCCGAATATACACCTCTACGTCTGGATGGATGGTCTCACTCTTGGAATATTGTAAGTACGAAGACGAACCCGAACCCGGAACACATGTCATCATCAAAATCAGCTCGTGTCATCACGGACTATTACTACAAAGAAGAATGTGGCGCATTTCCGCGCAATCTACATGAACTATCCGAACCCAAACCCATCAATCGTTCATACCCTCGCCACCATGCACTCATTCTTGCCGCGCGCTGTTCTTCATCCAAACTCGTATCGCGCGAATTTCCGTTTGTGACTACAGGCTATGAACGCGGCTGTTCTAATGCCAGCGGCACTTTGTGTCGTTTCGCATATGCACGCGTGCACGATGACGAACACGTAACCCCTTTCACTGAACTCGCATCCACATACCAAAAACATCATCTCACCAGTCTATCTGGAATGACTGGTTTGCTTGTTGTACGCCTCATCAACCGCCCCCAACTCATTTCGCCCAAAACAAAGAAAAAACACGCTGAAATCACCAAACAATACCTGCACTCTGCCCTCGCCGCTGAGTATCTCATTGGCAATCGTTACTACCGGAATCTCATGATCAATCATCGTAGCTTGGGTGTCAGACACCCAGTCGGATTCCTTGTTAGTGATTTGAGAGCAAATCTCACCGCGGACGACATCGCACCCGATGCGCTTTGCGCTACACAAGATGAACTCCGTGAGTCGTACAATGCCAACGTCGACCGTCTGTTGGCGATGATTGAGATGTTCAAACGCGGGTTTGTAAGCATCTACCAGATTCGCGAAGACCCAGAGTTTATACGATTGATGACGGCGTTTTGGCGCTATGCAAACCAGATGATCAAAATGAAGACCGAATTTGAACACCAGCCGGCACCTCCCCAGTATCTCGACTACACTTCTCCTATGCCATCATTCGAAGAAAGAAAAGAAGCGAAGCGTATCTCAGTGATTGCACAAATCGCAGAGCAGGCTGCGATCGCACCGATGTTGTATCAATATGACGTCGCTCATTTATTCGACAGCCAGAACCAAAGTTACGCGCATTACGTCAAAACGACGAAACACACATGGACCCGTCTTGCCAACGATGGTTCTACTGCGTCGTTTCTTGCATTGGCTGCGATCGAGCCACAGATGGTCACTGACGATCATGCGCCAGTGTTGAACAAACTTGGAAGTACGCCCTCTCTGTTCCATGGAATGTCTTTGAAAAGTTGCGCCAATCACGTTCCAACGAGACATCCAGTATTCGGGTCATTGCGCATGAAACACCGATGCCATATCCTGCGAACTGCGGATGCACTGAACGCGTCGTCTCAACGAGTTCATCCAAATCAGGATGCACCATTACTGGGAGTGTCTCGCGACAACAATGCGCGGTTTCGAATGACCTACTCGCCGGTGTACGACCTCATTGAAGAAACAACCCGACCGGAAATTGCGATTGACATGATGCGAGGCTTTCCAGAGACGCATCAAAACACAGGTAATATCATCTCGGCAGCCGACGCCACAGCTGAGTTCAAAGAACGGGTATACGCACACGGGATGGAATGTGCTACAGTACGACGCTCGGCTCGCTCGATATATGGTGACGATGATTACAGTGACTGTGATTATGATGACGATGATTACTTTGATGACAATGACGACAACGACAATGACGATGACGGTGATGACCAATATCCTTACAGTGATGATGATGATGATTATGATTCGTAATGATGTGTGTGTGTGTGTGTGTGTGTGTGTGTGTGTGTGTATGATTGTGTGTGTGTGTGTGTGTGTGTGTGTGTGTGTGTGGCGGTGGTGTTTTTTTTCCCGCTTGTTTTTCTCCCGAAAATTGATGATCCCATCATTTTCTCTACAAATCGAAAAAATTGAAATGTTTTTTTTCATCTTCATCATATTCAGCGACAGCAACCACAGAGACATACAATGGCACAACAGCAACCTGAGAACCAGAACCAGCAGCAGCAGATTGACCGTCTTGACCGTGTTCAAAACGGAATGGAGGAATATGACAGGGAAACGTTCGAATGGAATGCGAGCAATCAAGTCCAAGAACGGCGAAGACACCGAAGCCAAATGATCAACAATACTCCAGGCTACCATACTGGCAACCGCATACATCACTTGCGGTCAATACAAATGCACGAACCAGAACTATGGACCCAACTGTTCGGACGCGAAAATCTAGACCCGGTTCTCCAAGCATACGCTCAAGCGTCAATGGAATGGGTCAATGATGCAACCAATACACTTCTTTTCGCCGGACAGATGGACGTATCGCTTTTGTTGCAAGAGAATTTCCGCCCGGGCGTTCATGTGGCAATCTTGTTCGTTCATCTGTCTCCGCATCGCTGTTTCCGCGACGGACACATGGTCCAGTTTGAATTTGGGGAAGGAAGCCAGACCCATCAAACGCTAGGTCGGATATTTGACACCAACGCCAGCGCGATTGTCCTTCAAGCAACAGAGTACCAAATCCTCGAATACTTGGCGAGTGATGATGAAGCAATGGACCTTCTTCACAGTTGTTTCCTTCAGCCGGATTTTGCCACAATGCGATTTTCGTTTGTCGAACCCGACCCAAATGACAATGATGACTACGGCTTCTACGTGATGGACCCGAATGCAATCGACAATCATGCGTGGCACTATTTCGTAGATGCCAATGATGCACCACTTCGCCGCCATGAGGACAATCGCGAACGGAACGAGAATGAGGAAAATCACATTGCAGTACCGCCTCCTCCTCCCATCAACAATTTCGCTGAGATTTACCTGGCACATTTGCAGCAATACCACGAGGACGACAACATTATTCCGTACGACAGCGATGAGAGCGGCGACGATGAACCGGAAATGGACGCAAGGGGGTAAAAATACCTACTGGATACCTACTGGATACCTACTGGAAGGAATAATAAAAGGTAAGGGAAATAATATACACAAGGTAAGGTGTATATTATTTTTATTCCGTATTTCATTACATACCAAACTGGCTAAAATCAGCCATCACCGGTCTGGGTGCATTAATGTCTTCTGAACGTGAATAATTAGGTACTTTCTTGCACTCAAACGCCGGTTCAGGGCATCGAGCACATGCAGGGCAAGGAGGACATTTGTGTCCATCGCCGTTGGAACCAGACGACGAACTTGCGCTATTCGCTTGGTCATTTCCGCCGACACTATTCATCCCTGAAATACCAGCAGGTATATTTATGGGGAAAGTGCTTGGAGACAAGGCGGAAACCGGTGCGCCGAGAGATGACGCACTAATTCCATCATTTATATTAGGATCATATTTCGGCGTTGGTGGTAATTTTGTATTGGATGATAACTCCTTCGTGGCGATAGGCTTAAGTGGGTCGGGAATGTCTGATGACCTGGTGGTAGTAAATCCATCACGAATGTAGTTGCCTAAACTGGATGCAAGTATTAATGCAAATATTAAAATAAGGAATAGATGAACTTTGGTGAGTTGCATATGACTATTTTTTTCGTACTACTATGATACAATATACAGATAAAAAGTTTTCCAATAAAGAATTGAACGAAATAGTATAGATTTCGTAAAATATACAAGTGAAGTTAATTATGGAACAATCGCCGCAATCACCAGTAAAAGAAGAGAAGGTCGTTCTTACGACAAAATCAAAAAAATCTCGGACCACATCGATAACAAGCGCTGGAACTCTCCTCACATCTTATACAGTACCACCATCCGATGCCAGCTCTGGCTCCTGGCATGGGTCTGGGCCTCTGTCTGGGTTTCATACCTATGAAGTGGGTGTAGATGAAGCTGGACGCGGACCATTATTTGGACGCGTTTATACTGCTGCAGTAATTCTTCCCTCTGCTGATGATTCATCGTCATCTTTCGACTTCTCTCTTCTTAAGGATAGTAAAAAGTTTCATTCTGATAAGAAAATACGAGATGTGTCAAATTATATAAAGGAACGTGCAGTTGCATGGGCAATAACTTACGAAGAGGCCGACGTAATTGACCGTATCAATATTCGGCGCGCTACACTTCAATGTATGCGAAACTCAATAAATAGTGCGATTGAAGGACATATTCAATCTATGGAACATCGGAATAAAGATAAACCTACGATTAGTGACTACCTTCTTCTCATCGACGGCAACGATTTCATCCCGCTAGGAAACTATAACCAAGAAACGAGTGAAATTGATACATATACGCATGTATGTATTGAAGGCGGTGATAATACGTATGCGTGCATCGCAGCAGCATCAATTCTTGCCAAGGTCGCGCGTGATGACTATATTGAAAAATTATGCGACCAACACCCGATTTTGGATGAAATGTATTCACTGCGCGGAAATAAGGGGTATGGTGCAAAAAAACATATCGACGGCATACGCGAACATGGTATTACACAGTGGCATCGGAGGTCGTATGGAATTTGCAAAGAGTTCGCATAACGGATGGGAGATAGATAGAATGGTCCTAAAACTCATCCGCGCCATACCCGAAAAACCCTCTGCGCGACGAAGATGGTGTTGTTGAAATTCGCGTGAGTTCTGTTATTTTTTCTTTAAGTAGTTTGTTCTCGATTTTCATCGTTAGCATTTCTTCATCCATTTCAGCTACCTTACCTTTAAATTCATCCATCAGCTTTTGCAAGTTCAATAATAGTTCCAACGTGGTCTTGTTGTTTTTTTCGGATGCAGCGGCGGCGAGATACGACGTAGTAGGGACGCCGATAGCGAAAGATGACGAAGCCATTATTGAATAACGATTGAATTGTGTTTGTTAGTCTGTTCATAATCGAATAAATATAAACTCAATTCAATTTTATAATGTGTATAATATATATAATTATCAACCGTCGTTATGGTGTGCGGAATATCTTGTGCTATTGCGTTTATTTTTATTGTCGCCAATATCTACTGTTGTGCATTCTCTCACCGTTCTGGCGGCCCAATCCAAGAATTCGTTGCAAAGTTATCGCCAGAAAATCAACAGAGATATGAAGCGATAACGCGCGAGAGACAAGGAATTTATTTTATGGGCTTGTTCCTAGGTTTTGTACTTGCGATGGTTCTCCTGGTATGCTGTCGTAAATATTTCATAGGTTCAGGTGGGTCGCGCGGCGGTCTGCTTTGCATGGTAGCAGCTGTCGCATTTAGCGTGAATTACTTTTACTATATTCTCTCGCCAAAGAGTGATTGGATGGTGCTTCATTTAAAGTCGGGTCAAGAAACTCAGGCATGGCTGAAGGTGTATCGTACGATGCAGTATAATTATCATATAGGTCTTGTATTAGGTATTTTAGCTGTGGTCGCATTTGGAAACTCATTATGTTCGTAATGAAAAATATTTGAATAGAATTGCTTATATCAATTTACATATAAAAATTGATATATTATTAATAGTAAAGGTGCGCCAACATCAGACAATCAAAAATAACATGAAAAAACAGGAAAAAAAAGACCTGGGGCAATATTTCACAATAAGTGACGCTCTTCAACAGTTCGTATTCGATAAAGTAAAACACAAGTCATCTCTTATGCTCGAGCCATCCTTTGGAGCAGGTCATTTGTTGAAAAAGTTCAAAGAATATGACCCAAATTATCCGATGGTATGTTATGAACTTGACAGCACAGTTAAACCGGTGGTTTCATTCAATGAATATCAACAATGCATCTATGGAGATTTCATAAAACATACTTCCTCCATATCACAAAAATTCAAAACAATTATTGGTAATCCACCGTATGTAAAACAGAAAACGGGAAATCTCTATATAAAATTCATTGAGTTGTGTTTTGACCATCTAGATGGTGATGGTGGTGAAATGATATTTATTGTACCATCTGACTTCATCAAACTCACGAGTGCTGCCAGAATTATAGATAAAATGACACAACATGGAAGTTTTACTGACTTCTTATTTCCGAACAACGAAAAACTCTTTGAAGGGGCAAGTATAGATGTTCTTGTATTTCGCTATGAAAAGGGGGTATTCAATCATTTGACTACTGTTGTTGCATCATCGGACGGGCAGGGTTTGTATGAAAAGAATATGTTTTGTAATGTAAATAAGGGGATAATAACATTCAGTGATACTGAAATCATTGGAGGGGTTGCATTGGAAACATTATTTTCCGCGTATGTCGGTCTTGTTAGTGGCAAGGATGAAATCTACCGCGTTCCATTTGGCAACATTGATGTTCTTATTGACGAAGGTCGGACCGAAAAATTTATATTCACAGAGACAATGCCGACGAATATATCAAAAATAGATTCTCATTTGTATGCACATAAAGACGCGCTATTAAAACGCAAAATTAAAAAATTCTCAGAAAGAAACTGGTTTGAATGGGGAGCACCGCGTAACATTTTAAGTATGCATACCTATTGGGGTCAGGATTGTATATATGTGAGAAACATGACCCGACATAAAGATGTAGCATTTATTGGAAAGGTGCAATATTTTGGAGGGGCATTATTATGTCTTGTTCCAAATACCGCCACCGGCGCTTCTGTAGATTTACAAAAAATAGTAGATTATTTAAACTCAACCGTCTTCCAAAAAGATTATATATACGCGGGTAGATTTAAAATAGGTCACAAGCAATTATGTTCTGTGATACTACCGCCGTCAATTGAAGTAGTCGTCGGGACATGAAGTCCGTGAAAGCCCCCATCAAAGCCCAGTAGAATTACGCAACAACGATGCAATGTCGGCTTCTGCAAACGGCAGCGACCGTTCAATCATATCTTTTACAGATTTCTGGATGCATAGAAGAAGTTCTTCGACTTTTTTCATATAGACTTCGTCATCACTACTGTCGATATAATAGCCAGAATTGATAAACTCGTTTTTCCAATTGATTTGAAGGTCATTGCTCGGATTACTGACATAGGTATGTATGTCAAATATTGGTTTTAATAATACCTCTCCGGTGATTTTGTTCTTCACAAGATAATGGTATTCGGTGGGCTTGTGTCGGCGGTGTTTTATTTGATTTGCGCGTCCGGCATCCTGAATGCGGTCACGAAAATCCTTCCAGTTGGATGAATATGGATAATTTGTAAGACCGGTAATACTGTAAAAGATGGATGGTTTGTTCATACTATTGTCCGATGACTTGCAGTCTGTTAGTTTCAGGTTGATACGAACGGAATTCACCATAATATCACATGATGCGCGGGGTGGTGAAATTTGAACATCCCAATCCGGATGGTCGGTCATGATAAGTTGTTTCAAATCATTCAAGTAGGGGGTTTCTTTCATTGCACTGTCAATGCGTCCGTCTGCGCTTTCGGATTTTTCAAGTCCAATGATTGATGCAGCGCGCTTTATTTCTGCGATTGTAAGTTCGTAATCCATGTATGTTTAACCGATGACGGTGTTAATACTAAGTGTAAATTATAAATAATTATCAATTTTATACATGTTTAGAAAATTCAATAACAATATAAATATTATAATATGTAGTTATAGTATAACAACTCTTTGAAATGTCCGACACTCTCTCCTTTTCCTCTGCTGCTCCCGACGAGAAAAACTTTCTTAAGAAGAAGGTTGTTCCTGTTCTCAAGAAGGCTCTTCCTATCGCCGAACGAGTTCTCCCCGCTGTCGCACCATTTGTGCCAGTTCTTCAGCCGATTGCCGCTGTAGTTGGCGCCGTGGGCTCTATTCGTCGATAAAATTGATATTAAAATTTCAATATAAAGCAAACACAGTGTTACTTTATATTGTTCATTGCCACATTATTATAACTAGCCAAGTATGCGTGTTCTTATCTTTGATACCGAGACAACGGGTCTCCAACCCAAAAATACGCCGATAAACCATGTCGACAAATGGCCACATATTGTCCAATTAAGTTGGGCAATTTATAACGAAGAAACCAAGCAAATCGAAGAGGAAATGGACAATATTATATCTCTCGGAACACATATTTCGATTTCGGCGGAATCGACGGCAATCCACGGGATTACAAGTGAGTTATCACGCGCGAAAGGTGTGCCAATCGAAGTGGCGCTCTTTGATTTCAAACATGCAGCCAATCGATGCAGAAAAATGGTGGCGCATAATTTAGAGTTTGACAAAAATATGATTCTCGTTGAGTTACACCGAAATCGAATGTTTCATACGGTTTTTCCACCGGTGGAATACTGTACAATGAAGCAAGGTACGCCGATTTGTAAGTTGGTGAAGGTGTGGAAAGATGGAACGATTTCGTTCAAATATCCGAAGCTCATCGAACTATATCACGCGCTGTTCGGAGAAGACACACCTTCTCCCATTGGACTTCACAATGCGAAAGTTGATGTGGATGTTTGTTTGAAGTGTTATGTACGAATGACCGAAATGAGTGCTGCAAATGTAGTGTCGTAAATAAAATAAATATGTGAAACTATTTTTTATTGCTATAATATATAATATGCCTCCTAAAAGTGCATCATCGCCAGCCGCTACACGGCAAAGTATTCCCAGAGATTCTAAAACTGCTTCTGCTGCTGCTAAAGAGAAGGCTGCTGCTGCTTCTGCTTCTAGTGATGATGAGGATGATGAAGTACCTTCCACCCCCGCTTCGGCCCAAGGTGGAGTTGCATCCAGTAGAAAAATGACTGTAACGTCGTCGGCAAAGAAAGAACCGCCATCTAAATCCAGTAAATCGAGTAGTAAAAAGGCCGACCCCCATAAAACAGACGACAATGACGATACACCGACGTCGCCGTTGGATGCCCACGTAAGGGGTACTGATGTAAAATGGTTCAATGACCCTTCATATTTAGAACCATTTATTATGCATTTACGTCGTAATACACAACTAGCTAGAGAGAAACGTGAAAAAAATCTGAGTAAATATGAACCGGCAATACGCCAGCATTCGGTACATTCAGAATATTTTAATTATGACGAATGCCCTCATTTAGGCGTGAGTGACGCTGAAATGAAACATGAAGTAAATGACAAGCGTGGAAAGGCAGCCCCCATAATGTTAATATTAATTGGCGGCGCGGCCGTTGGTAAATCATATACAATACAACAAATGTTTCCAAACAATAATGCAACTCATGTCGATGTAGATGAACCAGTAATGTACGCTACTGCTATGGCACAATTAGCGAGGACTGCACAAGGTAAAAAAAGATGGGAAACAGGTACAGGAAATGGCATTACTCAACGTACATTTTTATATCATATAATCGACGATTTAATCAGAAATGGCGATGATATTATTATTGATACAACAGGAAATATGAAAAGGCCGATACATTATTGTATGGCCAGGGCTAAAAGTGCTGGTTATAAGGTTATATCTATTGCCGTATATGCACCTATGGATGTAGCAGAAGAGAATTGTCGCCGACGAGCAGCAACTACTTTACGACATGGTGGTGAGGGTATGATTTTTGGCTCACACAATCCCGTTTATGGAATAAAAGATGGAGTATTGGACCCATCTAAAAGTCTTATTCGGCATTATGCCTTAAAACCAAAGTTTCAAAAAAAAACAGATCTATTCTTTTTATTAGATAACACGCCAGGTGGTCATATTGCACAAACACATGGAGATGAAGAACGTAGAGTCGATGGTATTAGAATTCCAAAAGAAACAGTGCTGTGTTTAAAATATGTAAAACCAGGCGTCGTAGAAGAAAAAAGAACAGCAACAAGTAAAGGAGCGGCAGCAAGTTCGGCGGCAAGAGAAGAAGTGCCTGTAACGACACAATTAATATATATAAATCCGCGTGCCAGTTTAAAAACGAACTATTACAGCTGTAGAATACATCAACCAGCTACAGGAACCGACCATAGTTCAATAGATCCTAGTGATATAATTAGGTGCGAAACACACAAAGAGGGTCATGGCGGTGGAAATAAGCGAACACGTAAATTAACCAAAAATAAACAAACAAAACGGCTGCGTAAAAACAATCGAATATACCATAAAATATCTCGAAAATATAATCACTAAAAACAATAAGAAGAAGTATCCGTTTCTATTTTATTCATCGTCATCTGTATCATAAACATATGTGGAATTCGAGGAGGATGAAACACCAAACGGACCACTCATTAATGATGTAAAATACATATGAACACGTTTCATTTTGCGCAAGAAATCTGCACTTACCAACCAGTCTATTTCTGTTTTGTCAGTGTATTCTTTTATTTTTGATTTAATTGAACACAGTCCGTATTGCATGGAAGAACGTAAGTCGCGCTGAGATTTTGGCACACCATATGGCCATATATTGGCACGAGTAGTTAGTAGATAAAGAACCCGTGCAGGCGTAATGTACTTCAGCATACGCAACATTCGACGTTGGTCTGAAAGAGGAATAAATACTGCCAAAGCACTAGATGCCGACATTGTTTTGGCTGCAATACCAGCAGATGCAACCGATACCCAATAGTCATAATCTGGAAATGCCAAAGTAATAGTCCGGGAGAAGAGCCGTTTCCAGTCTGAAAATGTTTTACATGCAATAACATCATCTGCGCGGGAATGAAGAAGTGGCCACAGATACAAATTCATGATGTCGATGACTGTCTCATTTCTGAAGAAGTTGATTTCGCTATTATGTTGCACTGAATACATTGCACAGTACATTTCATTCACCATGGGTTTCAAATGTACCCTTTTCTCGCGTGTCATTTCACAGTCAAGCCATGGATTGTATTGGGAAAGTAAGTGGTATAATGTATTTCCTAACTTGGGTACTTCGTGAATTGGTTTTAACCTGCTAGTGTCCAAGCATTTCGTGTGAGAGTCAAGTGTCAATGTTTCAGGAAATCGAAAATTGTGTTCTATACCCCATCTTACGACAGGATTGGATAAATCGATTGAAACATCTGATGTCGTCGAGGAAACTGCACCGGAATGTTTTTTGTCTTTTTGTGTTGGAGATATGCGAAACATTGATTTCTAATTTCACGCGCGTATTCTCCATAAATACTAAAAATACTTTCAATTTCTTTTTATACTTATGATGAACAAAACTCGCATATTTCATCTTCTTCCATTACGGACAAACCTCCACCATTTCCTCCATCTGCTTTCTCTGGTTCAACGGTAAATTGTTGTGGTTGATGTTTAGCCTTTCTCCGTAGATAATAAACACCCGTTTTCAATCCTTTATTCCACGCGTAAAACAACATCGACGTCAAAATATTGTAGTTCGGTTCTTCAACCCATAAGTTCATACTTTGGCTTTGACAAATAAATGCTCCGCGGTCGGCCGCCATATCGATAATATGCCTCATTGGCATCTCCCATACCGTCTTATATTTTAGTTTTAGTGCGTCGGGTAATCCATCAATATATTGAACACTTCCTTGATTTGCAATAATGTTCGTCTTAACACGTTCATTCCATATTCCTAATTCAATTAGGTCCTGGATAAGGTATCGATTTACCATAATGAATTCACCTGCGAGTGTTCTCCGTGTGTAAATATTACTAGTAATCGGCTCAAAACATTCATTATTTCCTAGAATTTGCGATGTACTTGCGGTGGGCATTGGTGCCAGTAGAAGTGAATTTCTAAGACCATGTGTGATTATTTTGTACTTCAAAGCATTCCAGTCATATTCTCTCGAGCGATACACCAATGGTTTCTCTGATGGGTCGATATTCCACAAATCGAATTGAAGAATTCCTTCGGACGCGGGCGACCCTTTGAATGTTTCGTATGAACCATGGCGTGCAGAAAGTGTCATTGATGCTTGTAACGCCGCGTAATAAATTGTCTCGAAAATCTCTCTGTTAAGTGTTTTTGCTTCTTCACTATGAAACGGAATATTCATCATCATAAATACATCCGCCAACCCTTGAACACCGATACCGATGGGACGATGACGCAAATTACTTGTTTGGGTTTTGGTTGTTGGATAATAATTAATATCAATGATTTGGTTCAAATTATCGACCACGAGAGCGGTAATACGCTCGAGTTCAGTGAAATCGAATACTGGGGTACGCCGGGGAGTGCGATCTCCAACGACGCTAGAACCACTCAATTCGGAGTGGGTAGTAGTTGTGCTAGATTCGGAGGCACTGACGACAACAAACCGGTTCAATGCAATACTCGCCAAATTACATACAGCAGTCTCGTTGGCATCAGAGTATTCCATAATCTCTGTGCATAAATTACTACTCTTAATCGTACCAATATTCTTCTGATTGGACTTCTTATTCGCCGCATCTTTAAATAAAATATACGGTGTTCCCGTTTCCATCTGACTGTCGAGGATTTTCAACCAGAGATCGCGCGCCTTCACCTGTTTTCGCGCCCGACCTTCACGTTCGTATCTCTCGTATAATTCACAGAATTCGTCACCATATACGTCCGAGAGACCGGGACATTCATCAGGACAGAAATAAGACCACATATCCGACGATGATGATGCGCCACCACGAACACGCTCCATGAAGAGGTCTGGTACCCATAATGCATAAAATAAATCGCGTCCTTTCATTTCTTCATCACCGTGGTTCTTCTTCATCTCCAGAAAATCCTCAATATCAGGATGCCATGGTTCTAGGTAAATCGCGAAACTTCCATTACGTCGCCCACCCTGGTCGATATATCGCGCAGTATTATTGAAGACACGTAGCATAGGCACGATACCATTGGATGAACCATTTGTACCGCGAATATGCGAACCTGATGAACGGATATTATGAATATGAAGTCCGATACCTCCGGCATGTTTAGAAATCTTCGCACAGTCTTTAAGGGTATCAAAAATCCCATCAATACTATCATTCTCCATTGCGATAAGATAGCATGAACTTAATTGAGGACGATGCGTACCGGCGTTGAAAAGCGTAGGTGTAGCATGTGTCATGTATTTTTGTGACATCGCATCATATGTATTTTGAATATATGTCAATGTAGAATAAATGGATTGAGTATCGGTGCGTTGGCTGTGAATACCGATGGCTACACGCATCCACATATGTTGCGGACGCTCTACGATTACGCCATTGCATCGCATTAAATACGAACGTTCGAGAGTCTTGAACCCAAAATAATCAATGAGATAATCTCTCTGATATACAATCATTTGCTCAATTGCTTGATGAACCAAATATGGTCCAGGCCCTCCAACAGTTCCATTTCTAGGCGTATCCACGATTTCATGAAGAAAATCCCATACCTGCTTACTAATAATCGGTACATGTTTGTCGTTGGCGTCACGATATTCATATAGTTTGCGCATGGCATCATAAAATCCACTGGGGATATTTTTGTGTGCATTCGAAATAATAATATAAGACCCAAGTGTTCCATATTCGGGGTGCTGCACGGCCATCATCGCACACTGCTGGGCGGTGAGTTCGTCAATTTTTGTCGTTGGAATTCCATCATATAACTGGTCGATGATTTTAATGACAAGTTGAGTGTAATTCACGCCGGTGATGCACGCGTCTTTACCGAGTGTCTTTAGGCGAGCAAGGATTTTATCAAATGCAACAATCTCTCGTTCGCCGTTTCGTTTAAGAACATACATATCCGAACCAGATACCGACATCTTATATTCTGTTCTATAATATATATAATATATACATACCGAAGGTTTAATATCTATTCATAACCCATTCATCCATACGTTCTATAAATGAAATACTGTAATGAATACCTTGCCTTATTTTTACTGGTTGTTGCAGTCGTAATTGCAGGACCGCTGATTGACGCCATCCATGATTTTAATGCAGTAACTAATAATAATAATGAAAAAAAGAAGCGGGAGGGGTTCGCTGCCGACCGTGTCCCATCAGGTGAATATCCGAGAGAGGTGGAGGAACCGTTGCTTTACCCGACGTATCCCAAGAAAGGTGCAGGTTATGGAGTGGTTCTCCAAGAGACGAATTCTGAAAGTAACTCATCACTTTATCCGGTTGCTTCAAATATAAGTAGTTATGACCAATCGACCAATAATGTGCGTGATTGGCTAACCCCGGATAATGGGTCATGTAAGCCTGCTGGGATGTGTGGTGCATTATATGCACCGAAGGCGCCCGACGAATACAAATCTCCACAGCCTCTACCGTTAAATCATCCCGCGCGAAGGGTAGGATTTTATGCAGCAGGGTCGGCGTAAATACATAAAGTTTAAACTAATGAACAATAAAAATTACATTATTCGTTGTTTTTATTGTTCAATCTTACTTTCATTGATTTCAAGGTCATCTATCTTGAAACAGTGGATCAAGACATCCGATGGCCGTTTCGTATTATTATTATTATTATGTTTCTTAGTTATAATACTATTATTTATCGCCATAAACGATGCCATATTTGTCGCAGTAAGTGGCGCAATATTCGTTGCATCGGTTATTGCGACAGAACATTGTTCTTGTTGGTCAGAAGGAATAATTGCCGTATCTAATTTCACTATTTTATATATTGTTCCATCGTCGGCTCCGCCTCCTCCACCGCTTCCACAGCTAGCGATTGACGATGTATCTTTCGATTGCGGTGTCTTCCGTTTCGCTGGAGCGCGATGTTCATAACCAGTTTGGCGTTCTGTTTCGATTGTTTTCCATACGCATTCAATCACTCTTACCGCCTCTTCAAACCATAAACGATTTCTCTTTATCAAAACGCAACTATATTCATCTAATCGCCAATAAATCGTTCGCACCCAAATACTTCGCAGCTGTTCATGTTTGGAAAATACTGCCGCCTCCCATATCTCATATTCATCAGCGGTCATTCCAATCGGTGCATATTCGTATAATTGTATTGGTGGGGATACATGCCCTTGTTGTGTAAGTGCTGGTGCGGATTGAAACCAAAGGATGATGCCCTTTTCATCTGTTGGGGTAGATGTATCGGCGATGTATTCTTCCTCACTTTCATATTCTTTGAACCGTGTTTCTACAAAATCGCATTCATCCAAGTCACAAACTTCCATTTGAATTTGTGTTTGAACCCAATATTCCTCTTTTGGATGCCCTGTAATCTCTCGGTTAAAGATATTCTTAATCTCTACCATTCTGCCAAATACGGATGATGATGGGTCGATATTAATTCCATCTGGCGATGCACCAATAAACGGATATTGTTCATGTTGAATGCATCCGAATTCTCCCAGTTTAGTATGGTTCCGGTATTCATATACCATAACGGTAACCGGCTCATATCGTTGCCCCCAATGAAGTGGCGAATTTACGGGTCCTTGCATAGGCGTTGCAATCGTGATACTTGTATTATTGGCGCCAGTTCCATGTACGTTATTCTCATCACTCGTTATAGAACATCCGCTATTATAATTTTTACACTTATCATAGATAAGTTGGTTGATTGATGATTGAGAACCAAATGCTTTCGATGCAGAACTCGCGGTGATTAGGTTATTTCGACGAGCATACCATTCTGGCGTTCTTTGTTCAGGTTGTGGTTTTTCACGCAGGGTTTGGATTTTTGTGGAGAGTGCGTGAATATTAGAATTTTCAGTGGTATCTATCGCTGATGATACACGAGGTGGTGCGATTTCTTCATGAAATCTCTCGGCGATTTCATGATATAAATCCTGAATATAGACATCAAGAACATTATTCAATGCATCGGCTTCTTGTTCGAATGTACTTGTGTATTTGAAGTGATAAGGTTCTATTTCTGCGAAATATTGGCACAGATAGCTGTCAATCCACGTTCCAATGACTTCTTCGTAATTGAAGTCTTCGCGTTTGAATTCCAGTATATTCTCTCGCGCAATGCCGGCCAGTTCATCAAGCGCGTCGTTGATAATTGTCTCTCTATCTTCATCGGACGGAAGTATGGAATATGGGGCGGTGGGGGCGTCGGCGTCGGCGTCGGCATCGGAGTCACAGTCGTTTGAACATTTGATGGTGTAGTCACCCCCCCGTTCATAATTGTCATAATAATATTCATCAGCACAGATTTTAGCATGTTTCTTTGACATAATCCATATAAATAGATAAATAATAGAAATGCGTTTATATCGATACAATCAATTACATAATTATATTGTTCAATTTAATATTATATGTGGTTATAGTAGTATTTTACATTTTAATAGTAGTTATTATAAATGGTTGGGGCCGGATTACTGCCTGCTGCCGTCCATAAAGGCGTGATTTATTTATTATTTGGTCGAGAGAATGAACTCAATGATACACCCGGTTGGGCTGATTTTGGTGGCGGTTCAAAACGTAATGAAACGCCTTTAGATGTTGCAGCGCGAGAAGGAAGTGAAGAGCTAAATGGACTGTTGGGGTCAAGAAATAAACTCAAAAAAGTAGCTGTACGGAATAAAATCGCGGAATTGCAGTTTAAAACATACACGACGATTGTATTTAAAACCGATTATGATGAGAAACTAGAGGACTATTATTCGAATAATTATCATTTTTTTGAGAAATATTTGCCAAGTGCAAAAAAGAACCCGCACAATGGTCTTCTTGAAAAAGCGGAAATCAAATGGTTTTCATTCGCCGAATTACGGAAGAACCGTTCGAAATTTAGACCATTTTATAAAAACATGGTGGATATAATATTGGACCATGAGAAAGAGATAACACACAAACTTATGAAACCGATTTGTGGGCCGAAATGCAGTTTGAAAGTATATCGAAAAGAAGGACGCAGTATGAAATCGAAGAAGCGAAACCATACTGTGAGGAACCGAAGAAAGACTATAAGACTGACACAGAGTAAGAAACAAAAGAATAATAACTAAGAATCTGAAACAGAAGCCGACGCATTTCCGTCTTCAATACCCAACTTTCGCTTTTTCGACATATTTGATGCCGGTGCGAGAGATTTCAGAGTAGATTGACGCTTCTCACAACGTTTAAGCGTGAATTTTTTAAACCCGGTATGATAAATTAGGCAAGGAATGCTTGTAATTGTACCGGTTGTTTTATCATACACGACATCTTTTGCGCGCATTAGTTTCTTTTGCTCAAGTGCGCTTACAAGAAAATTGTATAATACAGTAATTTCTTGGTCAGTATGATTTTCTTTCTTTCCATGACGCCCGGCAAACTCTTTCAGTTTCCCGACTTTTGCGGATTTATCAAGCTTATTCCACGGGTCGGTTTTACTAGCATTTTTCTCGTTTTCTAAGATATCATCAATATTCGGATTTGTAACAATATCCGGCTTTAACATCGAATAATTCCCTGTAAGAAGCATATTTTTGTAGTTGATATTTTTGAGTGCTGCATCGTCGGCATTGTTCGTTGTTATTGTAGCGTGCGTGGTTTCGCCGACTTGTTCATTTCCGACTTCTTTGACAACCTCGAGGGCGCTGTTAGATTTACGAGGCATTTAGTTCGCGTGATATACATAATATATAAAGATGACTTAAAGTTGTTTTTGTATATTATGATTTCGATAAGAATATTATATAAAGTTTTATAATGAGATTATAATATAAACACGATGCAAGTTATTACATTTTTGACAGCATGTCTCGTTATATTTGGTGGTAGTATAAATGCGTTGGCGCCAATTAGCGCGAATGTAGATTGTGCAAATGGTATATATTGTGCTCCACGGCAAACGTGTATGAGTAATATTAGCGGTGCTGGTTTATTCTATGCATGTTCTCCATTACCGAATGCGGTTCGATGCAATGATGCCCGATATTCTTGCCCTTCATCGTTCGTTTGTTCTAAAAATGCTCGTTGTATATCGAATAGCACGTACTCTGACGACATGAACGATGTTGATGCGGTAGTAAATTTGGACGCGTTTCATGTAGCTAAAATGCGTGATTTCGGAAAAGGGTTGAAGCCTACATCTGTGAGTATTTGTGGGGCAGTTACGCGCAATTTTCGTCTTCCTAATTTTTGTACTTGTAGAGACGGCGGCGGTGGTAGTGAAATTGCGTGTATGATTGGTCTTCAAACCTATATTACGATTGGAGCATCTGCATGGTTTAGACCATGTGCTACTCCATCTAACTTTGGATATCGTGCATGGGCGTCACTTCTTGGCATTTCTTTAGGTGTTGGCAATACATGGACGACTACATTTACAATCAATCGTCCTATTCCTGGTGCATCATTTGAACTAGGTCGTTCTAATGTAGGTGCCCGAGCTGAGCTGTCCGGTGAAATCTCTCGGTTTATCATTTCTAGTCGCTTGGCAATAGGAGTATGTGCTGAAATAGGTGTTGGTTCATTTACAGCAAATATCTGTAATCCAGATGTCATAAATTGGCTGCCGGTTGTTGTTCTAAATGGCCCGCGTTTTGATTTTAGTAGATTGTGTTGATAAGTTCATGATTATATCCAAATAAATAATCATAATATAGAATAATGCAGTATTGGGCCATGCATGCCATCACTGAGAATAGAATTTACATAGGCATTATTGTTCCCGGGCGCCGTGGAGTACCAAATGTTGGAAACGGCAACTCTCCATTCGGTTGAACGGGCACCATCGCTTTTGGCTTGGGTGCAGCGCAACGACCAAAGTTCGTAGTATTGCCGTTGAATGCATTCACATTGAATGTGAGTTTTGCATCGGGGGCGGTCGAAGCGGACGCAGCAGAAAAATCGGGGTTCAAAGACATTTTATGATATAAACCAAGAGAATAGTTTTATATCGTATTGAAAACTCTATTATTGTATTTAACGCCGGCCGCCAAGGGGCAAACCCATACGAGACGCCTCAGCGCGAGTAAGCGCACCAGCGTTATTGGCTGCAATTTGTGCCGAGCGTGTAGGATTGGCCAGATACCCACTAGAGTTCATCCTATAGCCATTTGACATATAGGTTGATTTCGGGGAAGGGCGGCCACCAAAAGAAAAGTTCACAGTTCCAGAAACAGAACCAGAAATGCGAGCCTTGGCATCGGCGGAGTCGGCAGAAGAGAAAGCGGAGTTCAAAGACATTTTATGATATAACCAGATAAAATTCTTTTATGTCATTTTTACTAAATCTACGATAAAATTGAAAACTTATTTTATGTTACATTGATATTCAAGGACAACAACCACTACAGCGACACTGATCATGAACCTATTCATTCTTTCACTCGACCCCGAGAAAATCGCAAAATATATGATGGACAAACATATCGCCAAAATCATTCTGGAAGCAGTGCAAATGTTATGCACAACTCAACGGTTGTTGGTTGGCGACCAACCAGATAAATGCGGACCATGTGTTTATAAAATCGCACACAAAAATCACCCCGTTACAATATGGTGCCGTGCATCCCATGCCAACTTCATTTGGACGCTTGACTTGATTGATGCAATGCACTCCGAATGGAAATACAGATATGGCCATCCTGCCAACAAGCAACATAAATCATATGGAGTTGCTCAATATTTACGCCGTAACGCCCCCCCGCCATCAGCGTTTGAACGCGTCAAGATACCCGGAATAATGACACCGTTCGCACTTGCGATGCCAGATGAGTTCAAAATACACACGGAAAGCACATCGTTGATATCAACGCAACCCACTGGAACCAGTCATGGATATGACATTTACGATGCGGTTGCATCATACCGGAGTTATTATTTATCCGAACCCAAGCGCCGGATTGCGAAATGGTCGAAGTTGCGCGACATGCCGTTATGGTATGCTCGCGGATTGCGTAAAATACATGGCCATCGCGCTCCCAAACTAATCATAAAACACATAAACAGTGGGTGATAGAACTATACATATTAAAATGTCAATATTAATTTGCGGTGCTTCTGGTAATGTTGGACGCGAATTATGCGACCTATTCGACCGAGAGAATATTCGATATGACGGTACGTATCATAGATGCAATGACCACGATTTTTGCTATCGAGAGAATATGTTCCGCGTTGATTTTACGAACCAGGATGAAGTATGTGATTTTTTTTACGAGAACAAAGGTCGTTGGTCTGTTTGTGTATTTTTAATTGGCGAGAGAAATCTGGAAAAATGCGAGAATGACTGGAATGCCACTAAACGAATAAATGTGGATGCGGTTGATAATATGTCGGCGCTTTGTGCAAAAGAGAGTATTTATTTCATTTACTTATCAAGCGATTACGTATTCGATGGGAAATCTCATCAGCCATATTTTCCGAGTTCGCCGGTAAATCCAATTCAAAATTATGGAATAAGCAAACTTATGGCGGAATACCGTATTCAAAAAAATTACGTTCCAAAAATTTCTCTATCATGCTGTCTTTCGAATATTGGTCCAACGGCGCCAAATTACTGCATTATACGCACACCTCTATTATATACCAGTAATTCATGCACACCCCTTCACAATAATGCAGTCGGTATTCTATCAAAAGGTTTAATGGATTTACGCTATACAAAAGCGATTGTACCATTTATACCTACAACGAATAGAGCTATGACAAAATATGAAGACGACTATTCTATTATCCGTCCGCTTTATATTCCCGATTTATGCATATTCATTCGAGTAATTGTAACTGTCGCAATTCAATGCTCATCTACTTCGTCTATTATCAGTGCAAATAGTAACGAAACGCCAAAGTTTAGCGGTATATATCATTTCTACAATCCTGATAATCGTTTCACAAGGTATGAAATCGTAAAGGAGATTTCGAAATATATGAACATACCCAACTGGCATATTATTCCGTACCGACCATCGAACAAGTTATATCAAGAACTGACTTATTACAACAGTAAATTTAAACATCCATATGACACTGAATTGCTGGATGCTCGATACAATATCCATAATTTTTTCACACATACATTTTCAGAAACTATCCCTCATATATTCTCTCGATATAAGCATCCCAAAATCGGTATTTGTGATGGATATGATGATGTAGTAGTTACAAATCGTGAAACATCTGCAGCTACTACAACTTATTTCGTCGTTTTTGACCTCGATGGTTCGCTTGCACATACATCTTATGCACATTATCGTAGTTATTTGGATGTTTTCCGAAATCGTGGTTTGAAGTTTATGACGTACAATGAATGGAGAATTTATATCAATTATAATAATTTTCACACATACTTGGAAAACGTAGCATATGAATTGACAAAACACGATATACACGGAATGGAGCAAATTCTCTCGGATATACAAAATGAGAAGCTGGAAGCGTTCAAAATACACGCGGCATTATATGTAACTCCAACTAAGAATGCAATCGAAATGTTGAAATGTATTGATGCCAACCCTGGTAAAATAAATGCGGTAATTATAACAAACAATAATATAGAGACAGTCAATATTATTCGTGAAATTATTCCTGAATTAAATAAAATTACGAAATGGTGTCTTCGCGAACCCTGCACTGTGCATAAACCAAATTTTGATATTTATACAAAAGCGAAGGAGTTGTATTATAATAATGAACAATACATTGTAGGTGTTGTAAATACACATGTAGGTTATATTTCTATGCGTACAACTACCCCAATTATATATTTATACGTTGATGAGAATGATGAATATGCAAAACATAATAAGTGGTATGATAATACAGATACATTCATATTTGATGACTATCGAAGTATGTAGTATATGAGAAGTAGCGTTAATCTTTTTGTTATTTAGTCGATTTAATATGTATCCATCCAATGAAAAAAATAGAGATACAGGGAAAACGCAACCAAGACAAGATGAAACAGATGGATGACCCCGGTGCGGTTATTGAGAGAAAGACTACGAAAAGTCAAAAGATATGCATTTCTGACGATTTTTATAGTTCGGACCAGTCACTTACCCTAGAATTTTTGAATATCCATATTGCAGATATATCTCTCGGAACAGGACTACCAGAACCACCAAAGATATTTCAAACGAATGAAGAAGATGCGAATAAAGTAACGGCGAAATCATTATCTGTTATTGAACGGCAGAAAATAATCTCTCATATTATTCGAGATATCGATGCAAAACGTAAATCGTATATATATCAAGATAAACATCATAATATATACGACCCGCGTTATACAATCACAACAAATAAAATTGTTGAACATTTGATAGAAGCCAAGCTTTTATGTTACTATTGTCGAGAGATTTGTCAAGTGATATACAAGGAAGCCATGTGTCGGAAACAATGGACATTAGATAGAATAGACAATAACTATGGTCACAATGATGCGAATGTAGTGATTGCATGTTTGGATTGTAATTTGAAGCGTGGAACAATGGATGCAGAGAGATTTCGTCAAGGAAAGCAATTTACCTTTAGAAAGATTGAGTAAAATATTTTATTGCGTTACTTTCAATAAAATATTGGTGTAATATATAAATAATATTGTGAATGAAAACACACAATAAAAGTAAAAAACAAAAAAAAAGGTCAAGCCAACGCGGTGGAGGCAGTAGTACGATAAAAAATAAAAAATTATATAATGCGAAAAAAAATACCATTAGAAGAAATGTTGGAAAAAAACTAAAAGTGACGAAACGACATCAAACCTATAGAAAGAAAATATATTATGGAGGATTGGGAGGAGAAGAAGTAACCGAGGAAGGTTTAAACGAATGGTTAGATCAACACCAGTTTGAACGTACTGGATTGTTTGGGTCTAAACGTGAAAAGCGAAATGAGGAGAGCGTCGAATACCTATTTCTTGAATTCTTGATGGAATTTTATCCACATGAGGAGGATAAAAAAGGATTTAATAAGGATAGTATTGCTAAATATTTACGGAGTAACTCTATTACTATGGACTTTATAGCACCTCCCAGAGTAAAACGTGGCAAGGTGGTTCCAGATATAATATTACACAAAGGGGTTGGAATGCTAGCCAATTTAGATTTTTTACATTTTTTTGAAACATGGTGGTTACAAAAAAAAAGGAACTCTGGATTGCAGAATATTGGACGTCTTGAAGCTTGGTATAAACAAAAATGGAGCGACAAACCTGTCTCATCTAACAGCGGAAATGTGGAAACAAAATGCGTTTGTAGTTTAGTAGAATCTTCTTCTTCATCGACGGGTTCTTTAATGGAAATTCAAACGCATTCTCCTGAATTAAGTACATTAAATAGGAGTAGTGATTCTTTTGGTGAGAATGTTGAGGTTCCAATACGACATGAGGAACCAACACAACAACAACAACAACAACAACAACAAAAGTATAAAGGACTAGTTGATACAATAAGGTTGAACCCCAGCCTACTACTAGAAAGTGGAAAAGAATCAGACGTTGGTATTGAACTGACTCAGGCACGTAGGAATGGTATCATGAATGGTATCATCACCGTTTCAAAAATTACTGAAAATGGTTCTGCGGCACGCGAAGGTACCGTTAGTGTCGGGGACCAACTTGTGCAAATAGATGATCGAGATATAGGTGGGGTACGAGTAGAAACAATTCGTGAATGGATGAAGAAATCGCAAGGTAGTATAGCAAATATGACATTCAAAAGAGGAAATCAACAATTTCCAGTCAAACTCATTCGAGGAGACGCTAAATTTTTTGATAAAAATTTACATCCACCCACAGAAACACTCCTCCCTGAAAGCGATAATAGCAGATATGCTGCTGATGTGAGAGGTAGACCGCCTGGCATAGGCGGTGAGATGACACGTGGGTCAGTCCTGAATACAACTCTTAACCCGCCTCAACTTTTAAGTTCGTTTCGTAACATGCAACAGCAAGAGCAACAGCAACAACAGCAACAACAGCAACAACAGCAACAGCAACAACAACAGCAACAGCAACAACAACAGCAACAGCAGCAACAGCAACAGCAACAGCAACAGCAACAACAGCAACAGCAACAGCAGCAACAGCAACAGCAAGCTCACCCTCCTTCACTCGCAGCGCATCCCTACCCATTTGTGCCTCCTCAACTCCAAGACTTGCAAGCCCTGGCTAACGCCGCTTACGTTCCGCCGCTCGCGCCTGGGCAACTGCCAGTTGTGAAAATGCGCTTCCCTGGAAGCAGTGCTGCAATGCAGCCTGCTGCTGCAGCAGCTGTGCCAGAAGGTGTGCAGCAGCAGCGCTCTCAGCAGCAGTACCAACAGCAACAGCAGCAGCAGCAACAGCAACAGCAACAGCAACAGCAACAGCAACAGCAACAGCAACAGCA